ATTAACAAAAAATACAACTCATACCCCCTATTTATAGCCTATTAACATACTTTTAAGTTATCATTCACTTAAATACATTAAAAATCCCGTGGTTTCATCTACATTTCCTGCCGATCAACCATTAGAAGAATCTAAACCTAAAAGAAATATTAACTTTCGTGCCCGTACTTCCTGTCAAAACGTACAACTTCGCTCCCAACGCTTATATTCCCGCCAACTTGAAGGTAAAACAACTCGTGCTCTAGTCCTGGAACACTCAAAAATTGAAGGCATATCAGAAGTAACCGCATGGCAAGACTGGAAAAAAGTTAAACAATGGAATAAAGAAGACTGGGAAAAAGATAGAGAAACTCTCCTACCTCGCCTTCAAGCAATGCGTATCCGCCTCTTCAATAAAGCAGTTAAAAAAGGTCAATTACAAACAGCAGCACAAATACTCGACTCCCTAGGCAAAGTAATAGGTGAATCAGTTGAAACAGTCAACATTCAAGCTCCAGAACTTTCAATTAAGGTTGAACCAAAAAATTAATCGGAATATATTTATGGTACCCGTGTGTGTATATAGCAGCAAAATTTTTGCAACACCACCCCGTAGGATAGAGTTACAAATTTAAATTAGATTCTAAGCTAGTCAGAAGGAGCTGTAATAGCTTTAAATTTTATAGCCTAACTGTTCTAGTGTTACGTCACTTTTCATTACTAGCTTACCTTTTAACCGACCTCCTGACGAATAGGTCTTAATGTAGTAGCGTCTACACTTCTAACAGAGTAAGCATATGATCCATACTCTAAACTTTTCTTTGTTGCTTTGTTTCTAGCTCTTTTAATAGTTGAATAATAACCTACTGTATATTGTGGTTGGTTAGATATCCCACCATTAAAATAAACCTCAAATTTTGTAGCTGTTGCGGTAGTCATTGTAAGATTTGTTTTAACTATTAATATAATAAACTAATATCACTTATATAGCTAGTAAATATGATACAACTATTAGTAAACAAATAACGGTATAAGATTATGTTTATCGCTATAATAAAAATTAAGCATAGCTATCTTTATTTTTGTTTACTACCTAATTAAGTTTTTGATTCTCTCACATTATTACATCACTGACTCAAAAATACTTTTCTAGGTTTATTCATTTACAGATAACTAAAGCTTTAAAAAAGAAAATCTTACAAAACCCTTTTAATTATGACAAGATTATTCCTAGTAATTATTATTTGTTTTCTCGCTTCAAGTTTATTTAATTCAAGACCATTACAAGAAGTAAAAGAGAATATGAATAATAGGAATGAAGCAATTCAAAATGTTCTCGATCAAATTTAAAATTATGAGATTAACAACAGATACAGAGAGATCATTATTTGATGCTTATAATAGGGTATCAGATGATAATTCAAAATTATTTCAAGAAAATCTAGAGTTAAAGGATGAGATAAAGAAATTAAAATTGAGAATAGAGAATGATTATAAATTGTATAGGTTGCAGTTAGAACGAGTAAAAGTAAAATGATTAATTCTTTAAGCCTAGTATTTATTAGGTTTAAAAAATTGATCTATTTATTTAGATTAATTTATTAAAAATCTTACATCTATAATTTATAAAGATGTGAAAGTTTTAAAAGATTGTACTTATTTCATTACAAGTGAAATCTTGAAATATAAGAGAATTGGAGAACATGAAATAAAACATGATGAAAAAGATAGAGTATTTAAAATTAGATATGTGACTGTAAATTGTAAAGTGAATTGCATTAGAACATGCGAGCATAATTTTAAAACATATCATCAAGCATCAATGTATTTGGATAAATTAGAACACAATACGGGTGGTTTTGTAGTTAGTCAGCATGAGGCTAATATGGCACTTATGAGAATTGAAGAGAATATGAAATTAAAAGAGGTTATAAAATGAATATAGATAAAGTTATTTTTGCTAATGAAGTAATTAATAATTTATCTATGGAGTTATTAATCAAATGAATAAAACAGTAATAACACCTTATACACCAATAAAATACTTTAAAGTGTTTTATTTTGGTAAAATTGATTATTATAAAATCAATAAAAAAAATTGCAAAGTTGAAATAGTTTTAAAGTTAGATAATAATAGATTAAGTATTACTCAAAGAACATATAATAATATTGAGAGTGATTATGTAGAGTCTGGTTATTGCTTAGAAAGTTTAAAAAAACATTTTAAAAATAATAAAACTTTTAATATTTTATATAGATTAAATAAGTTATATCATTTAAATGATTGCATTGCAGGAAGTCCACAACAAGATGAATACTTAAAAACTTTAAAAAAACCTGATAATATATATTTTCAATTTAAATAATAATTGAAAGTTTACTAATCATCTGATATAATTCTAATAGTTTATACTTCAAATCTTAACCATGAAAGAATCAAAGCCTATTAAAGGCCAAAAATCAAAAACAAAGCCTATGAATGAAATGGTATTTCAATCAATCATGGGTGAATATTTAATAGATCCTACTGAATATTATGAAAAGCAAAGTATTCGCAGAGCATACCTATTGAATGATGAAGCGAGTTTAAGACGTATTTTAGAAACGGAATATTAATTATGAATTTCAAAGTAACTTACGCTATAGATTCATTAGATACTCAACCAGTGGTTAAGTTATTTGATGAAGAATATGAAGCTATTGAATGGATGAATGATGAGATTCAAAGAAGAATTTCATATGTAGTAGAGCACAGTCAATTTTCTATTAGTGAAAAGAAATATCAAGAGATAGAAGAGAATGAACATACGCTAGTAAGGATAGAAAAATTATGAATATAAATCCTAATAAAAAATACAAATTTGTTGATAAAGATTTAACCAATGGATTTGTTGTCTTAACTGGTAAAGAATTGAATGAAATTCTTGAAAAATCTTACAAAGAACACATGGAGAGTAAAAGATGAAAGTACTAAAAAACTCACAAATTAGACTTGAAACATTAAATCATGCTCTAAT